CTTCAATCCGCTTCGCGCCATCTGTCAAAGTAGCATCAATTTCTTTTGCAACCCTCGCGCTGTACTTATTCAAGTTGCCGACAACTTCCTTTAAGCCTTTTAATTCTATGCTCATAAACTCAATATTGTAATACGTTCACCCGCCCCGAAAATATCACCACTAACAAGGCTTAAAACGCTGCCTGCTACCATTATTTCGTTTACCTGTGGCGAAGTGGTTACATATTTCTTCTCGATACCATCCCTAAAAATCAAATAAATCATTTTGCCATTAACCGCCGGGATGGTCACCGTTGCGGCATCGGCGGGCACGGTGTAATAAATCGTATTGAGGTACCCTGTATCGGTAGTGCCTTCGACATATTCTGCAAGTATTGACATGGTGCGCTTTCTTGTTTCTTCGTTAAATCCGGTAACATCTAAAATTCCAAAACGGGTAACCACAAACATATCCCGCTGCCAGGCGAAGTCTGCCCTGTAATTGACATCCAAACGGTATTTGCCATTGGTTGCCAGCCTACCATTAAAAAGTATATCGTCACCGCTGGTATTCACCACATTTGCCCATGTGGGTGCTGTGGTTTGCAGGGTAGGGGGTGCCGGTACATATTCGCCGAACCCGTCCTGCGCTTTCTGATATTTGTAAACTTGTATTTGTTCTGTGTAGGTCATTTGTTAACATATTGGCATAAAGGGAAATAATAACGCTTTGCACTCCGGTGCCATCGTATTTTCTTTATCGGAATCTCTGTTATTAAAAAAATACCCTGCCTGCGCTTTAACCGCTTGTATAAATACTGATTTTGTGTCCACGCCTAAAGTGTAGCTTATTTCGTGCAATCCTACTTCGCTACTTTCAATGCTTATTCTGCTATTGCCAAACGTGCTATAATCCTCATCAAATACCAGTACCTGCCACTCGGATGGGCATTTACGCCACTTTACTTGCGTTATGCTCGTAATGGGTGAGTAGGGCAGCTCAAATGGTTTGTAGTTGCTACTGTATATCGTTACAATAACAGATTTTTCAATCAGGCTAATATTACACTTCGCCTCAATAAACTGCCGTGCAGCCGTTATAAAGATGGCTAAAGTATTATCATAAGCGGTGCCTTCAATCTGCAAATATTCCTTCAGTTCCGAAACGGTAACTACTTCGGTGGCACTGCCTCCGGCTTCGATGAATTCAATATCCTTAATAATTGCTGCCATGTTTATAAATAGGTTACGAATTTGACAAGGTCGGTCACATCTTGGGTCGGCACTTCAGGCGGGTAATATTCACCGGTTTCTATCTGCTTTTCAACCCCAATATATTTTAACCCCAATTCCCTAAATGCAGCAATATCACTACCATACACCGGCAATCCCAGGCTTAACGCCTCCAAAGCAATGGTAGGCATGCCTTCAGTATCGGATGGCATGAGTAACGCTTTACAATCGTGCAGAATAGCGTTTAAGTCTATGTTTGCGGCTCTATATTCAAGGTTTGGTAACATTGCCTGTATTTGGTTGCCGTACCCCGCTAATATGCCTACAAATCGTTTTTGTGGGTATTGCTTAGCGTACTCAATCAACTTCAATCCGCCCTTATTACGATTGCAGTTTACCAAAGTGTATTTATCGCCGCCGGTTATGGGTTCGCTGCCTGCATACCTGTTAGGCGGATAATAAACCATACTTTTTTGACATTCATAGTTCACCCGTTGCGATACATGGTGAGCGCAATATATCACCCTTGCATGGCTTACGTTAAACGGCTCGCGGTTGCAGTTGTGTTGAATGTAAACCATGGGTTTATCACATTGCACTCGCGGCAATAACATTGGTGTGGTCACAATAATATCACTCCATTCATTCACCAATGACCTTAGGCTGCTGGCAGGCATCCCTGCAATGCCATCAAACTCCACGGGTCGCGTTAATGATAATGAGCAAATAATAACGCTATGCCCGTATGAATTAAGTATTTTGGCCAAATTATGATGGTAAACGCTTGCTCCGTTTAGGCTTAAGCTTAGGTGGTGGTGTTCCGCTATTAATATTTTCAAGTTGTAGGTGGTTTATAAGTTCGGCTTTCGTGAAGTTTTTTATCTCATTCCAATATTTGTGGCCGGCCACGCTGTCAGGGTTCCGCATGGTGCTATTTACGCCCCTGTAATGGTCAAGATGGTACAACGCCCCTGTTACCCGTAGTACCTTTAAACCTAACAAATTAAACCGCCAAAACCGCTCAGCGTCCTCCGGGCAATAAGAAATAAATTTTTCATTCTCCCCGCCTGCCTTCAAAAATGCCTCTTTATTATAACCCACCACGCCGCCAACGCTGGCGAAGGCCGCCAATCCAAAACCGCGCCACTTATCGCCCCTGAGCGCAGATAGGTTGAGGTCTGCTTTAACTTGTGGGAAATAACGCCGGTCAACGCCTGCAAAAGTGCCATCGTAAGGGTAACAAATATCGGCACCATTGCGAAGCCGGTTAACCATCTCTAACAGTTGGAAAGGTGGCACGATTACATCGGCATCCAAATTTACTACATACCGCGTTTTTGCCGCTTTGGTTAGTTCGTTTAGGGCTTTGGTACGGTGAAATTTACCGCCGTAATCAAAGTGCATATCTGCATTCATCTGATTGGTGTTTATTTCCCCGGTTAAAATATTGGTGTAAAAATGGGCGTTCAAATAATCCTTAATTAAAGTAAGGTTATCAATTCTATCTTGGTGGTCAAAACTTACCGGAATGATAAACGTCACATCATGCAAATAACATTTAGAAATCCTCGGGAATGCCCAATAGTCAGGGAATAAGTCAACTGTGCTGCATTGCTTTGCCAGCTGCCCATCAAACCAACCGGCAGGGCGTACCACAAAACCGGCACTGAGATAAGCCGCCCACCAGCTGAATGTACTATTCGCAATAATGTGGAACCGGTGCGCAATCATGTGTCGTAGTTCCTTTATCGGGTCATCATCATGGCTCCAGCCGCTGGCATGGTGCAATTTAACAAACGTTGCATCGTCACTAAAGGCCGTTAATGGTTTGCCGGTGAAATATTCGGCGTACTGCTGCAAATAATAGGCAACACTAAGCTGGTGGTAGTTTTTATTCCCCACGTAGTCGTCTCGGCGGTAATGGATGGCCACCTTATCAACCGTGCCGGGTTCGCAATTTTTTGGGGTTAAATATTCCCTTATTTGTTCATCAAGGCCGTTCCAATATTTAGGGCTTTGAAAATACCCGTCAAGGCTCATAATATCCTCGGTTAGCCTGTTTTCAAGGCTCATGTCAAATTCAAAGCATTTTTCCTGTACTATTGGTGCCTGTACAATATCCCCATACCAGCCATCCGGAATATTAAACTGATCGCGATATTTCCAATTTTTAGGAATCCTCGGAATATAGCCGTTTCTTAAGGCTAAACCAATCAGGGCAGCGATGGTAAAAAGGTGGTTGCCTAATCTCCCGCCCTTTCCGATATTCGGGATTTGAAGTATTTTCATGTTAACAAAGATAAACGCAAAACCCCCGATATTGAAATACCGGGGGTAAACTGCTTATGAATAAAAACTGCTGTGTGCTTAGGTCACGTTTCCAAGGTCGGCGTAAACAAACGCTGCTGGCTGCAATACTGCAAGCTCAACGCGGGCTTCTACTTTCCAGGTTACCGTGTTGTTGTCGAAGTTATCGCCGCGGTCATCGGTTTGAACGCTCAGGCCTTCAGTTTGTACAATGCCCGCCTTTGTCCAATCCCCTACAATTACTTTATCTTCAGGAATAAAGGTAGTTTCGTAAACCGGAATACCAAAGATGCGGATAATGCCGCTATCAGACAAAGTAACGCCGGGAGGTAATGTGTAATCACCAGAGGTCGCGCCCTTGTTAATGAAGATTTTGTAAACATCGGCAGGGTTCAGAACAATACCATTGGGCTGGTAGTTGGCAGAACGTAAGTTCGCAACAAGTCCCATGATTTGGTCGATGTCATTGGGTGTACCCGGTACAACTGCGCTGCCAGTAGCTGCCAAAATCAAAGTAGCATAAAACTTGCTGTCCTCGGCAAAAAGGTATTCACGCAGCATAAACTGCGGCATGAAAGACTGAAGGAATGGCAAATCTTGCATCATTTGCTTTGCAACGGGGGCTAAACCAGCCAAATAGGTGGTGTTCACCGTAATCATCTCAAAACGAGCATTAATAAGGCTCTTTTTGTTGCCAGCTGTTTGGTCGGCAATAGAACCTTCTTTTGCACGTTCGCGGGGAAACTGAAAAATACCGGTGCCGCTGGGGATTACCTGCACAAGGTTACGGAAGTTAACCAATCTGCCTGGAATCTGCTGCAAATTAAGGTTATAGGTGGTCACTGCGCTACCGGCTAAAAGGTCATCAGCCACGGTCATAGTGCCTGCTGTCTTTAACAATAGGTCAGCCGCGTTAGGGCTACCAACGCTAAACTTTTTCAGGGTTTCGCCGCTCAGGTTTTCTTTAATGCCTTTTGTCAGGTCACCCATCAGGCTGGTTTTGTTTTCGCCTTTCAGGTTCATTTGCCCGGCAGCTGCATCAAGTTTCTGAACCTGAGTGCTGAGGCTTTTCAGTTCGTTAGCCACTGGTAAAACTGCATCGTTTGCAGCCTTAATGGCGATTGGTTCAAGGTCGCTTTTTTTGGCCATGTCTTTTTGACCTTCCTTAACACCCTCAATGGCTTTTAGTACCATTGCTGTGGGGTCACCGCCGCCGTCATTTCCGGCTGCGTCTAAAAATATTCTGTTCATTTTTTGGGTTTTAAATTGATAAATACGTGAGAATCAGGTTTGCGTCTAAGCCTTTTTTGGTCGTTTCCGGTTCCAGTGGTTCAACGGCTGGAATGGCTTTTAAATCAATAATAAGCTGGCTCAGCTGCTTTATTTCGAGTAATAAAATCTCAATAGCTTCGTCTGTTGCATCGGTATTTTTTACGAATGCTGTTAGGCGTTTAATGCGGGCTTCATAATCTGCAATGCCCTTAATGCCGGTCATTGGCGTGTATTGGTTCACGCCCCAGCCGGTTAAGCTGCTGCCCTCCATTAATTTCAACTCTAACAACATCTTTGTGCCGTTTTCACCTTTGGCCGTTTTTATTTCGCGGTAACCAATGGAATGCTCTGTAATCAGGTCGCTTTCTGCCATTTTCATGAAATCCGCTGCAACGCTGTTAGTACCTATTTTGCTTTCGTATGCAAGCCCGTAACTGTCCTCTTTTAACATGGTAAACTTCCCAATCGGCTGCGTAATATCGTGGTTAAGGAGGTGTTTTATTCGCGGCTGCCTGCTTTCGGGTCCTTGTTCCTGTATGGTTTTCGTGAATGCACCCGGCAATACAACATCTTTATAAGCGTCGGCAACATTGAAGGCCGACAAATACCCGCTAACAATGCCCTGTTTTTGGTCAATGTCTTTGAACGTTAAGGCTAAAGATTTGTATTGGTAGAGATTACTCATTATAATTAAATAGGTTTATTTTTTTTTGCGCCTTACCGCGATAGTACAACGACACGAAATAACATCACCCGCCCCCGCCCCCAGCGAAGTATCGCCAGGGAAAAGCAACTGCGACCCGCTTATGGGATCTGTAAACGGTTCCAAATAATCTACTACTTTGCCATTCATGTGGAAGTGGTCAGCCTTCGCGCCTGGCTCTGCGCCTCTTGTGCGTTTATCCCTTGCAGCAATCCAAACCACTTCAGCCTCATAAGGCAGTGCCGCAATACTATCATATTTCGCCCACGCTAATGTTCTATTGGTTTCTGTCCGAGCAATCACTCGCGCCCTGTTACGGTCAATGCCTGAGGCTTGTAGGTCTTTAATAATTATGTCGTAGCTGTCACCGTCTTTTAAGCCTTTTGCAATGCGGTCTAAAACTAAACGAATGGTGTAGTCATTCATGCGGGTAATCATGGGTTCTAAAAATGTACTTAGCCATTGTTCAACACTTTCGTACCAAACACCCGAAAAGCCAAAACCTTTAACCTCTAGGGTTAATGTTTTTTTTGAAACTTTGTTATAAATAGCCATTAACACACGCCTAATTGGGGCTGCATCTATAAGCCCGCGAACATTGGCATAAGCAAATAACAGCCCGTCTTCGCGCAGTACCTTGTAAAACTTTGCTTTCGACTTACGCAATGCCCAAAATATCCGGCTGGTATATTCTCGCTCCAGCCGGTTTTCTAATTCGAGATGGTCACGCCTGATTTGCGCTATCGTCATAATCACCGTTATTTAAACTTTCGCCGAAATCGTCAATGGGTACCAAATTTGATGGAATATAAACTTTGTCCATGGCAGGGTCGGCAATGGCATCATATTTGCTCATCTCGCGCTTTTCATTAGGTGAAATCCACCACATTTTATCTGCCTGTTCAACCACTTTGGCCATATCCTCTTGCATCTCCGGCAAAATAGTTATGTCGAAATCCACATAGTACTCGCCGGAATCGTACCCCATCATTGGCAAAAGCCAATTATTCCAAATGTGCCGGTACGAAACCAAATCTGAATAAATGCCATTGGTAACCAATTTGCGCAGGGCATTAATCGCATTATCATATTTGTTATCAGACTTCAATAATTCTGGCGGGTAACCGAAGATTAAAGCGATTCTTTCGTCACTAATATTTTTGCCGTTTATTAACCCCATATCAACCGCATCAAGCCCAATGTTATGAAAGTCCACGGGTGCAGATATACCGCCGATTTTGCCCCTGTTATCGCTGCCTGTGAGCCATGTCGTTATGGTGTCGCGGAACATTGATACCTGTTCTTTGGTTATTATTTCTTTAGGCGTTAAAATACCTCGTGCCCCACCGTTCTCATACATTTTCGCCATCTGTTTGCTGGCTTCGTTCGAGGCTTTAACATCCATTAACCCTGCCTTTAACGGGCTTAACCCGTATAGGTGTGAACCGTCTGTTTGAAAATCAGGGTTCGCATATTTCCAAAGGTAAACCTGGTCTTTCGGTAGTTCATTATAAAATGCGCCCATCGGGGAGAAATAAACCTTTTCAAAATCCATCAGGTTGGCTTCGGGCTTTAGGCTTACCCATTGGCTCGGTAAAATATGCAGGCTTTGTACATTGGTGCCGGTTACACCCTTATTCGCATAAATACCGCTGAGGCCGGTTAATTTCAAGAAACACATTGCCATCTGCCTAAACTCCGCATCAGACTGATAGCTGTTAGGCTTTGCCATCAACTGTGACAAAGGATGGTTATCGGGCATTTCATCCATTGCGGCTGCCTTCAACATAATAGCCCGCTCATTAAACGCCAGGCTGCTAATGGCCTTATATTGCTTTAATGAAGTGTCTTTTTTGACCCGATAAACGTAAAATGGTATTTGTGCAAATTTCTGCATTAATGCCGTTACCACCGTATAAACTGCACTGTTACCGTTGTACCCGTCTTTAATGTAGGCCGTCGTACTGTATGGAATCATGGTGAACCCGCCGCCAGTCCACATTATGCCGAAGTTTACCGGTGCGGCTTCTTTAATTGCTTTGCGGCCTAAAATCCTGTCCAATATTACCATGCTTCAAATATTATTTTGGGTTTTGAAAAGTGCGTATGAACCGCGTATCTGAGGGCATCAACTGCATCATCTTCTTGCTTTACCGGTTCTTCCAGAATCTTATCGTTTTTGTCCTTTTTCCATTTATACCCCTGCATCTCCCGTATTAAGTTCACACTGCCCCTCGTTATAAATAGGGGTGCGCTTTTTAGCGTGATAATGCCATTCCAAACATCTTTATTCGCCTTGTGGATATTCAACCCCATCCGGTAAAGTTCCTCAATACTGTCAGCCTCGCTATGGTCAGCATAAATGTAGGCGGAATCGTCAACGTACTGGCGAATCAGTTGGTTTAGTTCAGGTTTAGTTAATCCTGATTGGTAGATAAGTTCCTGCGCATAAATAGCCCCTTCGTAAACCTCGACTTTAATAAAGGCATTCGGGTGAACAAAACCAAAATCCAGCCCGTAAACAACCTCCCCTTTGCCCGGCAAAGCATCAACCAGCTGCCAGCCCCTGTAAATTATCTCCTCAGATGCACACCTAAGCCCTAAACCGTAAACTTGCCACATAAATGGGTCCTGCAAATGTTGGTAACCCTCAATAAATGCTACCTGTTGGGGGCTTAGATTATCAAGGTTATCCTTATAGGTGGAATGTATGTTAAGGTTTGCAGGGTTGTCCGCCACTTCATAAACCCAGCTGTTAAATTCAGAGGGGTTCAAGTCTAACAATATTTTGCCGGTGGTACGCATTGCCAGCTGGTCATAAACCGCTTTAGGTACAAAATTAGCCTCATTAATAAACAGTATGTCACGCCCTGGCCCATGTGCTTTGTCCGGATCTTCCAGCCCGAAAAACTCAATGTAGGAACCGTTTTTAAAGTGAAATGTGAAATCTGTCCAGCGCATCTCACCGTAGTAAATAAGGCCGCCTTTAAGTAATTGCTGGAAATCCCTAAACACGCCTTTCTTAACGTGCGGCAATGAACGGCTAACACAACTTACCCTTGTATTTGGGTTATTTACGGCAAAATAGCACAGCACTTGCATGGTGCCATAACTCTTTCCACTTCGCGCCCCGCCGGTATTGATAATCACAGGCCACGCCGCTTGCATCGCTCGCCAGGTGCGTTTGGCGGTAATTGTTAATTTCCAGTTCATTCGCCTTCAGGCATTATCATTGTTATCTGCGGGAAAACAGTTGTTTGTTCAATTTCCTGTTTTTGAGTGCTTAACCGTGCGTATTCCTCATCATCTGCCATCAACTTATAAACAGCCACTTGCAAAGCTGGTGCAGCGGTTTCTTTTTGCCAGTTCCGTTTTAACTGAACCTTTGCCGCTACCTTGTTTTTGTTTAAAGCTGCTTTTATGTCCTCCGAATTATGCAAATCCCATTCGTAAAGGGTAGATGTTTTAGGTGCTACAAACAGCTGTATCTCATCAAAAAAACAAAGTTTTTCGCGTTCAATTACCTCAAATACTTCTTTTATTACCCGTTCCTTATCGTACATAAATTTCGCAATTTTCGATCAAATATTGTAATTCATATTCCGTCAAATTATCGTCAACCCGCTCAATTCCGGTTAGTTCTGCATGCTCGCGCCTAAATAGCCGGTGAAAGGTGCTTTTGCTACTCATGAATTGCAACCTTACCATGCCGTACAAAAACCCGAACATCTCCCCCCTGTTATAGATAGCTTCTATTTTTCCAGGTGTTTTCTCGTGTAGCCGGTACAGTTCTGATATAATATGATGCTTTAAATCTTCTTGCAGGTCGGCCGGCCGCATTTTACTGATAAGTTCGCAAAATTTAGGGTCGTTGTACACTGCTAAGATTATGGTGTGGATCACGTTGTAAAAGTACGCTGAAAAAAATATTTTATAAAAAAGTTCGTTGTATGTATAGATTACTATACATTTGTGTAACAAAACAAAAAACATGACAACTACAACACAACTGATTAAAGCTACTGAAGAATTTACAGGAATAAACACAGTAACTAAAGCATGCACCACCGGATTTATGATGGTAGAAATGAAAAACAACGATTTAGCCCAAAAAGTTTATACTGTATGGGTAAACACAAAAGGAATGAAAATTGAAATTTTAAACAATAAAGTATATGCTTTCTAAAGAAATACAATTTACTACTACTTGCCAAAAACGGCAGGTAGTAGCGTATTTAAAAAATGGGAAATATGATGTTTATTTAAGTGGATTGCTAATAAAAATAAACGCTTCTTTTCAATGGGTAATGTCATTTAAAACTATACTGGAAAATAATTTTTAACAACAAAACAAACAACATGACAAAGAAACCAAACCTTTACATCCGCCTTATGAAAAATGGGCATGGCTCGTAAGTATCAGAATTTAAAATAAAATCAATAGGTAAACCCTTGTTATGGGATAAGTAATCGCCATGCATGTTGTACACCTGGAATGATAACGATTCTCCATTTGTAAAATAATGAAATATATTTATGTCTTTTGCTTTGTAGCAA